GTTTTCTTGAGGCTCCGCCTCACCGCGACGAGATCGTTCCACGGCTTCAAGCAGGTCAGCCGAGAAAGCGGCCTCCCGATCCACAAGGGATTCCGGATGAACATCCAACTCGACCTCAACAAGGTTCTCAGGGTCCAGCGCCGCTCGCTTAAGGCGGCGCGCCTCTTCTTTCTCCTCCTTAAAGTCCTCAACTGTCTGGTTACAGGAGATCTTTCCGACTAGACTCTTCTTCTTAGAGAGCACTTTATGCTGACCGAAGTAGAGGCCGGAATTGAGGAAGTTGACTTGCCAGGGAGTGGCGTCAACATTGCCAAGGTCGTAGTGGCAGGAGACAGAGTTGATGTTCGAGTAAACACCGTGTACATAAGCCTTTCCAGGCGACATGGCTAGCCCAACGGCCACACCAATTTCCACGTGCTTGTCCCAAATTTCCTTAGGAGCGGCATACAGCATATCATCGCCATTGCAAAGGACGTGAGATAAGATCTTCTCATCGCTCCATCTCAGAGTCTTAAACCTCTCCCAGTTGGCGAGAAGGTAAACACCGAGGTTCGCAAGGCAAAGGATCGGGAATGATAGGGGTGAACCCATCAACTGACCATTTTGCTGCATACCAGGCTCAACACAATCCTTCGGATAGTGGAGCATATGTGGTCCCAGAACACTAAAGGCCCTCATCTGATCGATAAGGGGAAGCGCACCGACCACCTCCTGGAGGATCCTTCCAGAATACGCCCACGAGAGTCCATCCGTTGCGGCAGAATAATCAATACTCATCCACAAAGCGTCGCTCTCGACGTCTGTACTTAAATCCATCAACATCGTCGGATCAAAGGTCTGTCCGACTAGGCGAAAGCAAGGCATCTCACGGATCGCGGAATGCATGGCCTTCTGAAGAGGCTTCTGACTATAGTACGGGAGTGCGGGTCCTTTGGAAATGACCCGCACCTTCAGGGGTTCAACAACACCCTGAATCATACAGTCAAGGGGCCTGGTCAGGTCCCAATCGCCAAGATGTGAGCTAAGTTCAGCCCAATCCTCCGCGCCCGATGCGCGGTAAACCGGTGTCAAGACACCGTGGTACACTCGTTTCTCCTCTAAGGAGTAAACAACAGGGTCATATCTCAACGAATCCAATTCGGAGAACCCGCCAATCTGTCCGGACTGAGTCTTCCCGAGACCAACAAGGTCAAGGAGAGCAGCCTGGGATCCGCCCTTGCCACGAGTCTTCTCGTAAGAGGCATGGGTGGACGGCTGAGAGTCAGTAAATTTGGACTTGGCGAGGGACGCTGCAACAGCAGTCCTAACCGCAGCGAGTACTTTCTGAAAGGTTGGAAGAGAGATTATCCGATCGATAACATCATCATCGCCCATATCAGGTTTCGTCAATGTCGCACGGTGCTTGCGATAGGTCGCTTCAATGAGGGACTCCGAAGCGGGCAAAGCGGCGCGCTTTGCCTGGAACCATGAATACCAAAGGGCGGTATTCTTTCGCGAAAATTGGTGGAGCCTAGCTCGCATCCAACGCAAGAGGCCCCCAGACGCCTTAAAGTCTGGGAAATCCTGTTTCGCAGGTGGATTCCTCAAGTATTGATTGAGGGGTGAGTTCAGCATGTGCTTCGCACGTGATGACCATCCCCCCTCATCGGTACAACAATCGAGGTATCTGTGCAGCTGTTCCTTAAGCTGCACAACAAGGCTCTCTCCGGCACCATGGTGCCTTAGCACCAGAGAGAGTCCTGCGACCAAAGCCTGGGTACGATCCGAAAGGGTCGGCTCAGCATTGGCTAGACATGCTGAAGGGCAATGTGGGGCTTCCCCACGTTCGCTTGGAATTGTGTCTTCCAGTATCACTGTTGACGGGCGTCTAGTACGCTTGGTCTTCATGATGAATGACTTTTTGTTTCTTCCGGCTGATAAGGCCGGAACGGGATG